TTTGTTATTACACTTGACATAGTATTTATACTAGGATAATATAGGATTATAAACAACGAAAGGATACACAATGTACAATACGTTACTATACATAGGCATCGCATTCTTACTGAGTGGCTTTGTACTATTCATCATGTCAGAAATAATGACAGCGCATTACGATCGTAAGTTATATCAACTACAACAGAGGATTAAGAATGGCTCAACTAATAAAAACAACTAACCCTTACTCGGGTCAATCAGCAATGTTAACTGAGCAGGAACATAAACTATACATAGACATTAAGACAGCAGAAGTAGACGAGGACTACGATACAATGCAAAAGAAATTAGATAAGTTTAGCAGGTTAAATGTACCAGCATACATGACACTACTAGACTAACAATCAATCACAGGTTGTGCGCCCCTGCGGGGCGTACTTCCATACATATATCAATAGAGGTACCAGCATAGGTTGCATTTTTGCGCAGTCTATATTGTTTGTTTTATACTGTATAAAAAGGGGTCCCTATATCTACCCTTTATTGCTTGATTTAGACGGTCTTAGCCTGTAAAAACGTTGTGGGTTCCAAAATCAACCTTAAAAAATTTTGCAAAAAAATATATGGAAATAGACCTAGAAAAAATTAAAAAATTACCACCTGATGTACGTAAAGACTTTATGCAGATGTACTTAAGGTTTAGTGAGAAGAAAAAAATATCACATATACAGTCTGATTTTTTAAGTTTTGTAAAACACATGTGGCCAGATTTTATTGAAGGTGCACATCATAAAATTATTGCAGATAAATTTAATCAATTATCTAAAGGTAAAATTAAAAGACTTATTGTTAATATGCCACCAAGGCATACAAAGTCAGAGTTCGCCAGTTCCTTGCTGCCTGCCTGGATGATCGGTAGAAATCCAAAACTAAAAATTATTCAAACAACCCACACAGGAGAACTAGCCATACGGTTCGGGCGTAAGGCAAAAACATTAATGGACACAGAAGAATACAAATCAGTATTCCCAACTAGACTTAGGGAAGATTCACAAGCAGCAGGTCGCTGGGAAACTGCACAAGGTGGCGAGTATTTTGCATCAGGAGTCGGGGGTGCTATTACAGGTCGGGGTGCAGATCTATTAATCATTGACGATCCACACTCAGAGCAAGACGCTATGAACTTAACTGCTCTTGAGAGAGCTTATGAGTGGTATACATCAGGACCACGACAACGTTTGCAACCAGGTGGTGCGATTGTCTGTGTAATGACCAGATGGAACGTAAAAGATTTAACGGGTATGTTATTGCAATCACAAAAAGAAGCAAAAGCAGATAAATGGGAACTTATAGAGTTTCCGGCAATTATGCCAAGTAAGAAACCTGTGTGGCCAGAGTATTGGAAGCTAAAAGAGCTAGAAGCTGTTAAGGCATCTATCTCTATTGGTAAATGGAATGCACAATGGATGCAAAACCCTACATCAGAAGAAGGCGCAATTATAAAACGTGAGTGGTGGAAGAAATGGGAACACGATAGCATGCCAGCGCTAGAACACATTATACAATCTTATGATACTGCGTTTATGAAAAAAGAGACTGCCGATTATTCTGCAATTACTACATGGGGTGTGTTTAGAGAGTCAGAAGACAAACCTGCAAGTTTAATTTTAGTTGATGCAATCAAAGAACGGTTAGAGTTTCCAGAATTAAGACGTAAAGCATTAGAGCAATATAAGTATTGGCAACCTGAGACAGTCTTAATAGAGGCCAAAGCATCTGGACTGCCTTTGACCTATGAACTTAGAAACATGGGTATACCTGTAGTAAACTTCACACCATCAAAAGGTAATGACAAGCATACACGTGTTAATTCAGTTGCACCTTTATTTGAATCTGGTATGATATGGGCTCCGACCCATAAGAATTTTGCGCAAGAGGTTATTGAAGAGTGTGCAGCGTTTCCTTATGGCGATCATGATGACTTAGTCGATTCAATGACTCAGGCTGTTATGCGATTTAGGCAAGGAGGCTTAATCCCCCATCCAGAAGATTACAAAGACGAAGAGATTATAAAAACTAAGAAGGTTTATTACTAATGGGTGGCATAACACTATTACAAAAATTACAAAAACTATATGGCGCAAGAGCTGTAAGTGACAGGTTGGGGAAAATGACAAACGTTCAAACCACAGCCCAAGGCGCTAACAATCCTTTTGCTGGTACCTTTAGCAAAAAATATCTTGGAAAAAACCAAGACGGTATAGACGAAGCCCATAACGTTATAATGGATAATATGCAGTTTGCTTTTGGAAATCAAAATCCACAGCAAATGAAAAATTTTGAAACTAATGTTAACATATTGTTTGATATGAAGTTTCCACCAGCCGCACCAGCTAAAGCTGAAGCCGAGATACTAGATTTAAGCACCAAGAAACAAGTGACAGGAAAAGGTTTAGATTCTTTAAAAAAAGATTTGGGCTTACCACAAGGTGTTAATAAATTTACTGATCTACAGGCAAGAGAATACAGCGCTAACACTGAATCATATAGAAGACCTATTATTAGACAGATGTTATTAAAAGATACTAAAATAAAGTTACCTGATGATGTTAGAAAAAGTTTAGAAAACAAAGCTGACTTACAAAGAGGAGCTGATCCTAAAATGGATCCGTTAATATTATTAAATGAATACTATGATGTTAATTTTGCTAAATTAGACGAGTTAGAAGATATTAGATTTACAGCAAGAAACGAAACAGAAGCAGCAGATGAGTTTCTTAAAAAAGGTGGATTAGAGCCTAAGAAAGATCTTGGAGATAAGTTAAAAGATTTACCCGATGATATTGATCCTGATGCAATGGCAATTGGTGGTAGAGTTGGTTATCGCAAAGGCGATTTAGTTACAAAAGGAATTCCTGCTTTAATAAAAAAAATAAAAGATAAATATGGTAATAAAAGTATTACAACCGCAGATAAAATAAAACAACCTCAATCAGCATTAGACAGAAAGATGTTTGAAGATTTTAGTAAAAGAACCTCTTCTGCAAAAACTGTAGCCCCTGAAAATAAAATGACAAAAACAATGATTAACGAAGGTTATGATGATCCAAAATACTTGGATCCTAATGCATTAGATATGTATGGTAAACCCATTACTATGGACAAGGCGTTTTTTGACAAGACTAGAGAACAGATAATGAAACAAATAAACGAACAAAATAGATTAATGGTTCCTAGGAGTCACGGTGCTTACAGAGATTTACAATCTAGTTTACGAGTTTCAAAAGATAGATTAACAGCTTTAAATATTACAGAAGAAGTAGGTGGTAATATTAAAATGTTTGATAAACTAAGAATGAAAAATGGCGTTAAACTAGATGCCACACCTTTAAGTAAATTTGATTATATTAAAAGAACTCCCGCAAAAAAAGATGATCTATCAGGAATTGATAATCTATTTGATAAAGACGGTGTTCTTGATAAAGATGCAGTCTTACGTGATATAACTAAATCCATACAAAAAACTAAAAAATCAAAAATAGTAAAAACAAAAACTCCTAATAAAGCACTTTTAAAAGCTATGGATGAAGTTGGTGGTGGTGCAAGCGGTGATATGAAATATGATGCAGATATTTTAGCTGATGAGTACGCTTTTCAACTAGGTCTAATTGAAGAAGGTGGAGATGTAACAGACATAGTAGATCAAAGGAAACGGATGGATTTATATAATGAAGCCTATAGCGCTTTAAGTGGACAATTTTTAAAAAATCGTGAAAAACTTAAAAAAATGAAACAATTTTCTGAACCAACTGAAACTTTAAAAAGTATTAAAGACAAAGGAGCAATAGATATTAGCGATCCAACTATTGCGGATGAGTTTACTACATTTTTAAAAGAAAATGATCCTGAAAGTTATAAAAATTTAGAACAAAAAATACAGCTAGACAACTTTGATCCTAAAGATCGTAAGGGCAGTGCCAAAGGCGGACTAGCAGGTGTGTTAAATATATAATGGATATTCTTACTTACATAGACAGGGTTAAAGCAAATTACAGCAAGCAACCAGAGCCTGTGTACAATACACAAAAATATTTTACTGGTGGCTCAGTCACAAAACCTAAACGTGGTTTGGTTGATGAACCAGGAAGCTATTCTCAAGATGATGAGCTAGGTAAATATATCTATAAAAAAACAGTAAATGGTAAACCTATTTATGAATTAGAAGTTCGTAAACAAATAGAAGGTAAAAGAAAAACAATAAAAAGAAAAAAATTACCTAGAACTGAAGACAATCTTAAAATTCTTAAAAACATAAGAGACACCGATCCAAAACTTGCTAAATATATAAAACCAGCACTTTATGCTGATGATGATTATTTAAAATTAAGATTAGAAAATTCAAACAAAAATCAAAAACAGTTTGCTGACTTTTTAAATAAAGAAACTGATTTTAGACCAGTTAACGGTGGAAAATTTAAAGAGGGTACAATTAAGAACATGGATAATAGCACTAAGTATATAAGCCAAACTAAATTTAGAATACCAGAAAATACTAGAGCAAATATTATAAAAGATTTTAAAACAGGTAAGTATAGTATGATGGCGTTGGGCAGAAAATATTTTCCCGATGATCCGGTTGATTCTAAAATTAAAGGTCAAAGAGTCCAATACACATTACAAAAAGAAGGATTAGATACTTCTTTATTTAAACCTAAGCAAATAAATTCAAACAAAAGTAAATATGAATCTCAATACAAAAGAAAAAGAGAAATTACAAAACTTTTAAAAAAAGCAGGAAAAAAAACTAAAGAACAATATTTTACATTAGAAAATCAAATATTAGCAGGCAATGAAGAAATTTTAAAATTGTCTGATGATGAAATTTTAAGTAATAAAAAAATAATGAATGCTTTAAATATAGATGCAAGTAAAGATAATTTAGCTAAAGGTAAAATTACCTTTGATAAATATAAAAATTTATCTCCAGAAGAACAGGTTGCTAAAGTAAGAGAGCTAGCAGAAAAACGTCTTTTTATTCAACCAGAACATATTAGGTCTGTTTATACAGGACAACAAAATATTGTTTACCCTAATAACCTTCAATCAGCGCCAGGAAAAATAGG